ATACAATAAACGAGGATTTTATATGCCCACAAACCTTCAACCATTAAGTACAGTTAGCGCCGTAGTATTACCTGCTACGGGAACTGCATCTGACGTTTTAACTGCCCTATCTTATGGTGTGTACTCTACGAGCGCCTTTGTAAGTGGTGCGGTAGATCAAGTGGCTTATACTTATAATAAGCTTGGTGGCAGGGTCTTAGACTTAGAAATAACTCCTGCAATTGTATATAACGCTTACGAAGAGGCGTGCCTAGAATATTCATATTTGATTAACACTCATCAGGCAAAGAATGTTTTATCCGACATGTTGGGTAATACTACTGGCTCTTTTGATCAGGACGGAGAGTTTACCGAGTATTCGGGCTCCGGTGGTCTTAATAGTAAGCCCAATCTCAAGTTCCCACGCTTTCAATTGGGATATGCTACCCATGTTGGACGAGGTGTAAGTCTTCATGCTGGCGTTGGAGCTTCCCAAACCATCTTTTCAGCTTCTTTTGCGGCGATAAAAGATGTTCAGGATTATGACCTTCAAGCCATCATCTACAGCGCCTCCTTGGCGGCTGGTACTCCCTTTAGTAACAGTGTTGGCAAAAGCGCCATCACTATTCAGCGAGTGTATTATAAAACTCCACAAGCTATGTGGAACTTCTTTGGCGGAAATGCTGTGGGTGCGGTCGGAAACCTCTCCACCTATGGCATGTATGCTGATGACAGTCAGTTTCAGCTTGTGCCCGCTTGGCAAAATGTCTTGCAGGCATATGCCTTTGAGGAAGATTTGAATGTTCGTGCTTCTCATTGGTCTTTCCGGATCAATAATAATAAATTAAGAATATTCCCTATTCCTAATGGAACCTATCCTGATAAGTTTTGGGTAGACTTCAGAGTGGCTGAAGATGCGTTCGTAGAATATGCAGATAGGAAGTATGGCGCTGATGGCGTAAGTAACATGAATACATTGCCTTTCCCCAATGTCCCATATAAGCATATCAATAGCATTGGAAAGCAGTGGATTCGCCGATTTGCTTTGTCGTTAGCTAAAGAAACACTAGGTCAGGTACGTTCCAAGCTAGCTTCCATTCCAATCCCAGGCAACGAAGTAACCCTAAACGGACCAGCTTTAGTTTCTGAGGCAAAAGAAGAACAAACCGCCCTAAGAGACGAACTTAAAACCGTTCTTGATGAGATGGCATATGGTGCTCTTGCTGAAGGAGATGCTCAAATGATGAACAATCTTCAAGAAGTCGTTGGGAAAATCCCAATGGGCATTTATGTAGGTTAAATAAATGGCAAATAACCCACTCAACAATAGATGGACCCAACCTAGCAATCCACCACCTCCTTTGTTTGTAGGGAAAGCGGAGAGAGATTTTGTCAAACAAATTAATGATGAAGTCATTGAGCACGTTGTTGGTCAACAGGTCCTGTATTTCCCTATAGATCAGAAGCTCACAAAATATAATATCTATGGGGAGGCTCTTGAGAAAACCTTCCTTCCTCCTATACGAGTATATTCTCTAGTAGATTATGAAGGTTCCGAGCGTACTCAGACTGAGTTTGGTTTTGACAGTCTTTTCAAAATTAAAATTAATTTCCACAAGCGCCGCCTCTCAGAGGATCAGGATTTATTTGTGCGCCCTGGAGATTTTGTTCAATATGACATGATGTATTTTGAAATTGTAGATGTTTTTGAAGATGCAAGATTTTTGTTTGGACAGGATAAAAACTTTGCTGACGGTATAGCCTTTTCAGTTCAGGCTGATTGCCTTCAAGCTCGCAAAGGATTATTCAACCCAGGAAAAGGAATTTAGACCATGCCAAAACGTACCAAGTTAGATCAAAATTTAGACGCTGTATATGGTTTTAACCCCTCTACCCTGGAGGATGTTGATACGGCGTTTTTTAACTACTTAAATGACGATCTAAATATCTTCTGCGACACAAATGAGGGCTTTCATAAGGTGCCTGTTTTGTTTGCTACCGCTGAGCGATCATTTCAAATTAAAGATAATCCTTCTGCCCGTCAAGTCAATCAAGAAAAAAGCAGAGAAAGAGCTAACCTTACGGCAAAGAAAAGATTTGATCAAAACACTTTTCCTTTTGACAATAAAAAGGTAGTGTATGATACTCTCTATATCCCGCAACCAACTTACGTGGAAGTTTCATACGAGGTAAAGCTCATCGCAGAATACCAACATCAGATGAACCAAATGATAGAAGCGTTTATGGGAAGTTTTTCTACACCAGTAGCTTTTAAAATCACTCACAATGGTCATGTTTATGAAGCTTTTGGTGACGAAACTTTCTCCAATGAAGGCAACAATTCAGGACTCAACACTGACGAGAGAATTTTTAAAAGTAGCACTACCATTACTGTTTTAGGGTACATTATCGGCGCAGATAAGAACGACAAGGTGCCTATGGTAACTGTCAGAGAGTCGGCAGCCGAAGTTACAATTGGTAGAGAAAGGGTGGTGCTTGGAGACGAGCCTGAGTTCCATGCGGGAAGAAAAGATAAATACAGAAGATAATCAACCTGGCGTTTCGATTGCCGCCCTACTATTTATTATTGGTATTTAGTGTAAATTGTTAGATACCTTACTATACGATTAAAACCGAGGAGAATACATTTCGATGGCTGACAACTCCACCAAAAAGTTTAAGTTCATTTCCCCTGGAGTGTTCGTTGACGAGATTGATCAATCACAACTTCCAGCAACACCAACCGAAGTAGGCCCCGTAGTAATCGGGCGTTCCCGTAGGGGTCCTGCTAATAAGCCAGTAAGAGTGGAGTCGTTTTCTGACTTCGTTCAAACCTTTGGCGACCCCGTAGCCGGCAATGAAGGCGGCGATGTTTGGCGTGAGGGCAATAACACTGCTCCTACTTACGCTCCGTATGCTGCAAAAGCGTGGCTTAGAAACAACTCTCCATTAACTTTCGTCCGAGTCCTTGGGTCTGAAGCGCCAGGCGCTACAGGCACTGGTAAGGCAGGTTGGAAAGTTGGAACAACTGGCACCAGCAACAACAGTGGTGGTGTGTATGCCCTTGTGGTGTGGCCCTCCGCCTCTGTTGTAGGCTCCGCTCCCGTGGTATCGGGTACCGTAGCTGCTCAGTT